GCTCTGGACTGATATCATGCAAGCGCCTGGATATCACATTGAGAGTGACATGAAGAACAACGACGGGAGCCAGAGTGTGGAGTATCGCCGGTACGAGGCGATGTTCTACAAGAAGTTGGGCGCCCCTACGTGGTTCGTAAAGGAATTCGCGAAGAACAAGGAGGTCCGAATTTGGACCCGGTTCGGAATCGAAGCAAAGGTTGTGGGACAACGGTGGTCTGGAGAGTCCACCACCACCACAGGAAACTCCTTTGTTTCGATGTGCATCATGCTGGCTGCCCTACACGCTTCGGGCGTGAAAGAAAGCCTTAACGTCCACGGAGGGGACGACTATCTAGGAATAGTCCAAGTTGAGAAGGTCTCGGAAGCTGAGACCGTCCGCGAGACAGTGGCCAGAACAGCCACTTACTGCGGGATGACGGCAGAGGTCCAACCTCTGAAGCCGGCTCAACATAGCACCTTTTACAGGAAAAGAGGTGTTAGGGCACAAGGAGAATCTAGGTGGTTACCAGTCCCACAGTGCGGACGTGTTCTTGCCAAGATCAACACACGAGCTAACCAAAATCAGCTCGTTAATGACGCGGACTACATGGCGGCAAAGTATCTCTCTGCCGCATGGGAGCACAAGCACGTCCCTATCATAAGGGATTCACTGTTAAAGACCAGTGAAGCTTTAAGTCCTACGCCTCACCTCGGCAGCATCGACAAGATGTACGCCGAGATGGGTGTAGATGAGATCCGGAAGCAGATCGACAACGGGAAGGAGGTTGACGTGGATGAGTTTGCCAGTTTCTGTTTAGAAGTGTACTCGCTGACACCCGAGGAAGTAGTGCAATGTTACTACGAAATCGAGGACTCTGCGCTCGCTTATCATAAAGCGAGCCAAAGGAAAGGGTTCATACCCAGCCAGTACGAATTCAAGAAGCTCGACTCACCGCGCTTCATGTCGCTTGTCGAAGCGGATCTCACTTGAAACAGTGAATCTCTTGCTAATCGTCAGTTCAGTGTTTTACGACCTGTCTGTTTTCTCACTAGGGTGTACCCCCGAAGAGTTTTCAACCTACT